ACAGAAATCAAACGCTCATTCTTCTCATTTTTATTTTCAATGGCAGGTTTACTAAACCTATTGTTTTATATTTTTGCTGTTGGATTTCTAATCTCATTGGGTTTAGAACAATGGATAAAGTTTAGACCTTTATCTGTTGATGCATCAATGAACGAAAGAAACACATACATAGTCCAGAGCAATAGAAAATATTGTTGGAGACAAGCATGGGTAACCAATGTATATTGGTTTCTATGTAACGTAGGTTTGTATTTCATCTCAAGAAACATGGCAACACCTACAGATACATTCTGGAATGGCATATGATTTTCTTTTCCTTTATTATTTCACTGTTTGCTAATCATCTACCTGTTATGTACGTTCAAGTACCACAGTGGGCAGATGATTGGGCGGTGTGTGCTGTAGATATACCTGACGCTAAGTGTCATTGGTATGTCATGGCACCTGACAATACATTCGGTGAAGGTTTTGATTGGGAAGAAGCTCCATGGTTTGATGCGAATGGTTTAAATGATGTTGCACCTATGCAAAAAGAAACTGTTGTACAAAAATTACAGAACCAATGAAAAACTATCACATTTACTTCAATGGACAGTGTTTGTTCAAAAATTTAAACGAGAGTGAGTTCCAAGTTATATGGGGTAGGATGTATCACTCATATTATGGAGAGCAGATATCATTTTCAGAGTGTATAGATGACGCATGTATACAAGGTAAAGTAGAAGAGCATTCATATTGAGTACAAATACTCATTGACTCAATTGTAAAGATATCGTAATATAAATAACATCAGGTGTTGTTTTCCACACCTAGCAATGGACTCGAAAGGATCGCCATCCACTGCAAACTGCTCTCAAACCAAGACCTATAGGCAGTATAATACTTCGTCTTTTATCCAGTAGTGAGGGATTACTGGAAATAAGTTTCGCATCTACCCTTGATGCCCTACTTAAACGTCTTATTAAAATGACAACTCTTTCAAGACAACGCAGTGGCGGTCTCCTAAAAGGATGGCCAGAGTTCTGCGAATGGGTAACATCAACAGAAAACAGAATTTATGTTGGATGGTTCGGTGTACTCATGATCCCATGCTTACTCGCAGCAGCAGCATGTTTCGTAGTTGCTTTCATAGCAGCACCTCCAGTCGATATCGACGGAATTAGAGAACCAGTAGCGGGTTCTTTCATGTATGGTAACAACATCATCTCTGGTGCAGTTGTTCCTTCATCAAACGCTATAGGTCTTCACTTCTACCCTATATGGGAAGCAGCAACCGTAGATGAATGGTTGTATAATGGTGGTCCTTATCAGTTAGTTATCTTCCACTTCCTTATTGGAATTTCTGCCTACATGGGTAGACAGTGGGAACTATCATACAGATTAGGAATGAGACCATGGATATGTGTAGCATATTCAGCTCCTGTATCTGCAGCATTTGCAGTGTTCTTAGTGTATCCTTTCGGACAGGGATCTTTCTCTGACGGAATGCCATTAGGTATCTCAGGTACGTTCAACTTCATGTTCGTGTTCCAAGCAGAGCACAACATACTAATGCATCCTTTCCACATGGCAGGTGTTGCAGGTATGTTCGGAGGATCTTTATTCTCAGCAATGCATGGTTCTTTAGTTACATCTTCTCTAATCAGAGAGACAACTGAAACAGAATCACAGAACTACGGATACAAGTTCGGACAAGAAGAAGAAACATACAACATTGTAGCTGCTCATGGATACTTTGGTAGACTTATCTTCCAGTATGCTAGCTTTAACAACAGTCGTAGTCTTCACTTTTTCCTTGCTTCATGGCCTGTAATCTGTGTATGGTTGACCTCTATGGGTATCTGTACAATGGCATTCAACCTTAACGGTTTCAACTTCAACCAGTCTGTTGTAGACACAAATGGTAAGGTTGTTCCTACTTGGGGTGATGTTCTTAACAGAGCAAACCTTGGTATGGAAGTTATGCATGAAAGAAATGCACACAACTTCCCACTAGACCTTGCTGCTGCAGACACTAGTGAAGTTGCACTTGTTGCTCCTGCAATAGGTTAAGCTTGATTTAAAACTGAATATTTGTTAGGATATGGAGGGATTAAAAACCCCTCCATTTTTTATGGAAACTAAATAAAAACTGTTCAAGGAGAACATATGCACGGCGATCTAGAACCTGAAGAGCATCATTGGGGTGATGAAACCCATCATGTAAATGATCTTTGGGAGGATATGGACAGACTCAACTCACTATATGAAGAACTTATGTGGGGTAATGATGATGTCTTAGAATTTGTTCCAGACTATAAGAATGATAGGATTATTATCAAAAACAAATCAAAAGAAATTAATGAATAACTTTACAGTTTATTCCAAAGATGGATGCCCTTATTGCACTAAGGTAGTTCAGGTGTTAGAGTTAGCAAAGTTAAGCCATGTGGTTTACAAATTAGATGAACACTTTGATAGGGAGGGATTCTATGGTCAGTTTGGTCAGGGTTCTACTTTCCCTCAGGTGGTAATGGATCACCAGAATCTTGGTGGTTGTTTTGAAACAGTCCAGTATTTAAAAGAAAAGAAGTTGGTCTAATGAAAGACGATTTTGAAAATGTATATGATATGATAGAACATGCTATTGAGTTAGCATTTGATGGTAAGATGACCCTCAAGTTCTATGACTATCTAAAATATCGTAAGACAAAAAAGTATGAGGTAGATTCTTTTGTTGAGAGTTCTACTGCTGCTGAAATATCTGATCAAGTATTAGAACTTGAACAATACATTGAAGGAGGTGCTGATAATAATCATAAACAATTACGTGAGGCATATGGTCACATACCTAAACCTCAAGCAAGAAAGATAAAGGCTTATTTGTATAGTATATTAGAGGATGCATGGAGGTATCAACGTGACAGAAGACCAGGCAGAAGAAAAAAAGGATCTAAATAATGACAAACCTGAAATCAACAGGGGTGTTGAGTTATTATTAAGGAGGAGGAAAGAAAAACCAGAAAAACCTAAAACATTTCAAGTAAAGTTTGGAAACCTAATTGCTCTATGGAATAGAGAGATTGTCTTTCACTTAAATTTTTACTTGGATATTAGAAAAAAATAACTCTTTGGAGGAGTTCCATGTCAGAAACACTTATAGTAACCTTGACACTTACAACAGTTGTCTCGGCTCTTGCATTATTAGTTGGAGGTATGATAGGATGGATGGCAAGACAGCATTCATATGAAACAACACCTCAAGTAGTGTATACTCATCCAGAAATGTTTGATGCAAATGGGAACTTAGTTCCTGATGAAATTTTAGCTTTAAGAATTGAAAACCATGACACAGAACTCGATGATGACAACGACGGGGAGTCCTAGAACTAAGAAGACTAGGAAACCAAGGAAGACAGCAGCAACTAAGAAGCTTCCTTCTAACCCTTTCATGAATGAGATACTTGAATTGGTATCTGAGCAAAAGACTGATGCTAAGAAGGTTGCCCTACTCAAAGAGTATGAGTGTGATATCTTAAAGAGTCTTTTTATCTGGAACTTTGATGACTCAGTAATTTCTCTTTTACCACCAGGATCAGTTCCATATAAACCTAATGAGAATCCATTAGGTACAGATCATTCTTCTTTACGTAGAGAGCAAAGAAATCTTTACATGTTTGTTAAGGGTGGTAATGATGCTCTATCTACTATCAGAAGAGAGACTATTTTTATTCAGATGTTAGAAGGTTTGCATCCTAAGGAAGCTGATATTGTTGTTGCTGTTAAGGATGGAAATTTAGAAGACATGTATGATGTTCCTTTTGAAGTAGTAGAGGATGCATATCCAGATATTCAGTGGGGTGGTAGATCCTAATGTCTTTAAATATTATTCATGCAAATTGTGAGAAGTCAGCAGCAGATGATAAGTCATTGCCTCGCAATGCTTATCTTGTGACTTATGTTGAGAAAGATAAGATGACTTATGATATAGTCATGGCTGATAGTAAGACAGATATATTTGATCAGTATTAGGATAAGTATAAGGAAGGATTGCAGAAGATAGATTTTGCTCAAGGTAATGTTAAACCTTCTCTATGGAATAGGAAACCAATTCCACCAGAAAAGAAAGTAAAGAGGAAAAAGAAATGAAAGATGAAGAACTGAAAGATCAGATTAATGACATCATTGAAGGTGAGATTCAGAACGGCATTAATGATTATCTAGAGGCGCAAGGGGAGAAAGAGGATACTGGATTGGGATTTGTTAGTAATGATGAAAAGAAATTAAATGTAAAGGTATATAAGGATCAGGTAGATAAACTTATTAAAGAGTATAAGAGGATTAAGAAGTTTAAGAAATCTAATTTAGGTCAAGTTCAGAAGCTAGGTCTAGTTGATAAGCATGGGAGGTCGTTAGATGGATAAGATTGATACACAAGGGATGAGTGCTCCTGCTGATCCTAATTACAAAGGACCAGTAAGGATACAACCACATAAACCTTGGGAGATTACCCCAAGAAGATGTCATACTCCTCAAATGGCTAAGGAGTTAAAGATACTTATTAATGAAGTATTAGATGAGAGAGAAGGTAAGACTGGTGTATCATACTTTGATACAGAACACTTCAAATATTATGTTGGAGAAGAAGAACCAGAATATAAACCTTGGTCACATCAATCACCTTGGACTTTAGATGATTTTCAAGAATGACACAT